AGCAATTTAACAATCTATTTAAAAAGTAAAAATGGAAAATTTAATCAACGAAATGGCTGAGAACCTTAAAGGTTTTCAAGCTAATGCAGAAGCTCAAATTAAAGAGGTGTCTGCACAAGTAACTGTTGTAAAAGACGAGTTACAAAAACAAATTGACGGACAATTAGCTGCACAAAAGAAAGCTGCTAAAAGAGAAGTTAAATTTATGGATGAAGTTATTATGGAGAAATTAGATGGTAACTTTGAAGCAATGGAAAAGTCTTTAAAGAATAGCGGAAAATTCCGTTTAGACTTATCTGATGTTAAGACAATGACTTTAAGTGGTAACTTAACTGGTGATTCTCAAGCAACTTATGCTCCAAATCCAGCTATCCAACCTTCTCAAAGTTTAAACTTTAGAGATTTAATCCCTACTGTTAGAAGTGAGACTGGATTGTATGTTTACTATCGTGAGAACGCTGGTTTAACTAACAACATCGCTGCTCAAACTGAAGGTTCTGATAAAGGTGAGAACAACTACTCTTTGACTGAAGTTAAAGTTGTAAATGACTACCTTGCTGGTTTCTCTACTTTCTCTAAGCAAATGTTGAAGTCTTTACCTTTCTTGACTCAAACATTACCAAGAATGTTACAAAGAGATTTCTTCAAGGCTGAGAATGCTGCGTTTTTCTCTACTGTATCTGCTGCTGCAACTGGTTCAACTACAACTGCTGAAACTAACGATTTGTTACAATTAGTAGATTATATCGGTAACCAAAAGGCTGCAAACTTTGTACCTTCTTACGCTTTAGTTTCTCAACAACAAATGGGAAAATTATTGAAAGCAACTATTGCTGCTGGTTACTATGCTGGTGCTGGTTCAGTTATTGTAAATCCTAATGGCGGTATGACAATCTGGGGAGTTCCTGTAATTTCTGCATCTTGGGTAACTAATGACAAAGTATTAATCTTTGATTCAAGCTACTTAGAGAGAGTTGAAGTTGAAGGTTTAGCAATTGAGTTTTCTTATGAGAATGGCGAAAACTTCCAAAAGAACTTGGTAACTGCTCGTATTGAGTGTTACGAAGACATCAACTTAATGTTGACTACTTCTGCTATCTATGCTTCAATTAACGCATAGTTCTAAGGTTTAGTAAATAAATGACCCCTACCAATTCGGTGGGGGTTTTTTATTGGAATAAATTAAGTAATTTTGTAAAAAAAGGATATGTCTTATTCTAATTATATTAATGACTTTAGTGCCGTTCCTATCGCACCAATAACAGAACCAGTTACATTAGCAGAAGCAAAATTGTATTGCCGTGTTACAACAAGTGCTGAAGATACCTTGATTACGTTAATGATTACACAAGCAAGAGAAGCTATTGAAGTGGCAACAGGATTGAGTTTGATACCAAAAGACATAACTACTTACTTTAACAACGTAAGTGGTAATTTTGACATTCCATTTGGACCAGTTGACATTGATACGTTTGAGTTGTTTGATATGGAGCAAGATGCTTTAGAGATTACAACACCTAATTTACAATTAATAGGTAATGAGTTTCCTAAATTAGTTTCACCAAGATATGCTAACTTAAAGGCTACTTATGAAGCTGGTTACACAACTATCCCTAAAGACCTTAAATTAGCCATATTAGACCAAATCTCTTATGACTACGAAAATAGAGGCTTGGATGGTGATTCTGGTATTTGTGAGAAATCTTGGAAAGCCTGTCAAAGATGGACAAGAATATCCCCAATTTTATAATATGAAGTTAGGTAAAGCGAAAGCAAATTATATTGATGCCAACACAATGACTCGCCAAGTTGGAATCTATGCTCCAACAAGGACAAGTGATGGTCAAGGTGGATACACTACCACATTTGCCCTACAAAGCACAGTTTGGGGTGATTTAAGACCAGATAATCAAGTTCGTGAGATAGGTGAGTCGGAATTGCAATTTGACCAAAGAAACCGCCTTTATATTCGTTTTGGAGTTACTATATTAGATTCGTACGAGGTAGAGGTTGAAGGCGATAGATACACAATACATTCCATTAAGAACGTAGAGAACCAAAATAGGTTCTTGGAGTTAATAATTTACAAGTAATGGCATTTAGCGTTAACTTAAATGGACTAAAAGACATTCAAGATGCTTTAAAGAACATTGATGGGAAATTAAAGCAAGATGTTGGGGATGAGATTAACGCTTCGGCTTTAAAGATATTAACCGATGCCAAAAGACTTGCTCCTGTTAATTTCGGGCAATTAAGAAATCAAATAGCATTAGTACAAGAAAGCCAATTAACATTTGGGGTTGAATCAAAGGCATCTTATTCGCCTTATGTAGAATTTGGTACTGGTCCACAAGTAAATGTTCCAGCTGACTTTACATCTTATGCAGCACAATTTAAAGGTCAAAAAGGCGGTAAGTTTAAGGACTTTGTTGATGCTTTGACTTTATGGGTAAAGCGAAAAGGCATTGGGGATGGCAAAAATGATAGAGGATTAGCTTATGTTATTGCAAGGAGTATATTACAAAAAGGGATGCGACCTCAACCTTTTTTAATACCTTCGTATGAAACGGAAAAGCCAAAATTAATACAAAGACTAAAAAAATTGTTAGATGTTAAATCCTAATATAGAAATAAAAAAGTGGTTTTATACTAACTTGACAAGTGCGAGTGGATTAGTCGTTTACGATGGTTTTGCTCCAGAAGGTGCAGGTAATGAGTATATTGTAATGACAGGTAGGACATCAACACAAGACCAAGGCAAAGCTGGATATACAAATAGTATTTCAATCACTGTTGATATTATTACAAAAAATGCTAACTTTGGTTATAAACGTGCTGAAGCTATAAGCGACTTAGTCTTGACTGCAATTAATTCGGACACCAATATTACATTGGCAAACGGATTTACCGCATCAAGTTTAAGTGTTGAAAGTGTAAGAAACTTAGACGGCTTAAACCCTTTAGATAACGTTTTTAGAGTATTGATAACTTATAACATAATAATAACTCAAATTTAAAATTAAATAAAATGGCAGAAACAAAAGTAAGCGGTAGAGATTATATCCTCTTAGCTGACATAAACAATGATGGTACATTCAAGCCTGTTGCTTGTTTGACTACAAACTCTTTAACATCAACTAATGACACAATAGATGCAACATCTAAATGTGGCAACGAGTACACTCCAGCACCTTCTTTTTCTCAATCTTTTGAGTGTGAAGGTTTTGCAATTGATGAAACAGGAACACCATCTAAAGATAGCTATCAACAATTATATGCTGCTCACGCTGCTAAAACTTTATTCGCAATTAAAATGGGTAAAGCAAGTCCAGTAGCAGGTGATGTTTATTATGGTGGTGCTGGTTCTTTAGTATTTATTAGCGATTTTGGTGTAACTGCTGACGATAAAGATGATGTTAAATTTACTGCAACTTTCGTAGTAAGTGTTCCTCCTATTGCACAAACTGAACAAGCATAATAAATAAAAAACTATGTACGAATTAAAGACTGACAACAACACAATCCACTTAAAGTGGGGAACTTGGGCTATGAAAAGGTTTTGCGAATTAGAGAATAAAAATCTAATGCAGCTAATTGAGGTTTTATCTGGAGGGGTTTATGACTTAGATACAATCGTTCATATCGTACAAGCCGCAGCTGAAAGTGGATGCAAAAGCCTTAAAAAGCCTATTGACTTTGATGAGTTTGATGTGTGCGAATGGATTGACCAAGTTGGTGGGTTATCTGCAAAAGATGGACAATTGGTTGAGTTTATGAAATATATGCAAGACTCAATGACTCCAGATTTAAAGCCAGAAAAGGAAACGGACGAAAAAAAAAATTAGGGTTTTATAGTTGGGACTCAATAATTATTCTCGCTATTGAAGTTGGCTTAACGATTAACGAGTTTTGGCAATTGACGTGGCGAGAATTTTTATTATATAAAACGGCTTATCAAAACAAAGAGGTAAGGGAGTGGGAACGAACAAGGATGGTTGCTTATTTGATTTATAAAGTGAATACAAGTGAGAAAAGTCCAAAGAGCTTAAAATCGTTTTTTCCTTTGCCAAGTGATGAAGTTGAAGATGATAAGCCTAAACTGACACAAGAACAATTGGCAAGGACATTAAAGTTGTATGGAGTAAAATAATAAAATGGCACAAGAAACGTTAAAAATTACGATAACCGCAGACAATCAACAAGCGGTACAAAATATTCAACAAACAGTTACCGCAACAAATCAATTGGGTAATGCGTTTAAAACGTTGCCAAGTACAAGCAATTCAGCTACTTATGCTTTATCAAACTTATCAAGGGTTGCACAAGATGCTCCTTATGGATTTATAGGTATTGCGAATAACTTAAATCCTTTATTAGAATCATTCCAAAAGTTAAGTAAAGAGGCTGGAGGTTCTGGTGCTGCTTTAAAAGCAATGGCTGGTGGTTTAATGGGTCCAGCTGGTATTGGGTTAGCTTTGGGTGCAGTTTCATCAATTATAGTTGCATTTGGTCCTAAAATAGCTGATTTCATAAAAGGAACAAATAAAGCATCTGAAGCAGAAGATAAATTTGCAAAAAGTTTGAATAATGCAACTGCACAAGCAACTGAAACAGGTGTAAAATTACAAGCGTATTTATCAATAAGTGAAAGTGCAAATGTTAGTGAAGAAAAAAGGTCAGAGGCATTAAAATCGGTTATAAGCGAATTAAGTAAAGTAAATAGTGCTTATGCTTTAACAATTACAAATGTTGATGAAGCAAGAAAAGCCGTTAATTTATATACACAAGCATTAATTGCTCAAGCAGTAGCATCAAGATATATTGATGAAATTGCCATTAAAACTATTGCTTTAAGAGATGCTAATAAAAAAATATTAGAAACAGGAAAGGAATATTATAAGACATTAGAAATGTCAAAAAATATGTCTAATGGATATTCCGATGCATCTATTGTTCAAGCTGGTGCAATAAATAGAGCAAAAGATGCTAATATTGAAGCAAGAAAAGAAGCAATTAATTTAAAGGATGGTATAATTAGTTTAAATAAAGAATTATTAAATACATACACTGCATCATTAAATAACCCTTTCTTTTTATTAGATAAAGGTGCAAAGCAATTAGCTACATCAACAAAACAAGTAACTGATGATATTAAAAAAATGGTTAGTGAATATGAAAGTATTTCAAGACCAACAATGGCTCAAAGAAGAAAGGCAACACCTTTATTAAGAACATTTATAGATGCTCCAGCTGCAAAGCAAAACGTATCAGATAAAAACCCAGCTTTTATAAACGCTTACTTAGCACAACAGACAATTAAAAGTAAAGATGCATTAAAGGCTTATAACCAGCAATTACAATTAGCTAATACAATAACAGATACAATTACACCAGCATTTGAAGCAATGTTTCAAGCTATGGCAAATGGTGAAAATATAGGTAAAGCATTAGAACAATCATTTAAACAAATTATTGCTCAATTAACCACAATGATTATTAAGGCTTTAATATTTAAAGCTGTTATGACTGCATTGGGAATACCAACTGTGGGTGGAGGTGGCGGTGGATTTACAAACTTTAATCCTATGGGTGCAGCTGGTGATGGTGGTGGTGCATTTGTTCTTAGAGGACAAGATTTATTATTAGCTACAAATAGAGCGCAGAAGGCATCTAATCTTAAAGGACAAAACATTAGTTTAGCATAATGGCATACGGATTAAGATATACATTAA